ATTGGGGGGGGGGCAAACCGTAATAAATGAGTATGACGTGTCTTTTAAAGAGTAAGAGATGTGATATGTGCTTCAGTTGGGAATGAAGAAACAATGACCGTGTGAAAAATCACACGGTAGCTGCTCAAAACTTCACATACCTCTTCGTGGTGAGCAGCAGGCAACGATTTGTTATGATCGGCTGAGATGTGAAGAATGAAACCTATGGTAGAAGAATATTATCAGAAAAAGGTATAAAAAATCATGAATACAACATTACTTATCATGGCAGCCGGTATCGGTAGCCGTTTTGGAACAGGAATCAAACAGTTGGAGCCGGTGGATGCTTCAAATCATATCATCATGGATTACTCAATTCATGATGCAATTGAGGCAGGTTTTAACCATGTGGTATTTATTATCCGCAAGGATATTGAGAAAGAGTTCAAAGAGGTGATCGGTGATCGTATCGCAGCTATTTGCTCTGCTAATAATGTAACTGTAGACTATGCTTTCCAGGATATTAAGGATATTCCGGGAACTCTGCCGGAAGGTCGTACAAAGCCGTGGGGAACTGGTCAGGCAGTGCTTGTAGCAAAGAAGGTCATCAAGACTCCTTTTATTGTGATCAATGCAGACGATTATTATGGCAAGGAAGGCTTCAAGGCTGTTCATGAGTATCTGGTAAATGGCGGTAAGTCCTGTATGGCAGGTTTTGTACTGAAGAACACGTTGTCCGATAATGGTGGCGTGACCCGTGGTATCTGCAAGATGGATGAGAATGGGAACCTGACTGAAGTTGTAGAGACCAAGAACATTGTAAAGACGGTGAAGGGAGCCGAGGCAGACGGCGTGGCTGTTGATGTGAATTCTCTGGTTTCCATGAACATGTGGGGCTTGACTCCAGAGTTCTTGGATGTTCTGGATCGGGGCTTCCGAGAGTTTTTCGAGAAGGAAGTACCTGAAAATCCGCTGAAAGCAGAGTATCTGATCCCGATTTTCATTGGGGAACTGCTGAGTGAAGACAAGATGTCTGTGAAAGTTCTGAAGACCAATGACACCTGGTACGGCATGACCTACCACGAAGATGTCGCAGCGGTAAAGGACAGCTTCAGGAAGATGCTGGAGGACGGCGTGTACAAAGCTGATTTATTTGCAGATCTGTAATATAAGGCATAAAGAATTAAAGGCCGTGTGATTTTTCACACGGTAGCTGCTCAGAAAATTCACACCGCTACGAGGTGAGCAGCAGGCAACGTTTATCAAAGGATAAGCGGCTAAGATGTAGAAGCAGATATCATAATAAAAGGAATATTACATAAATGAGTGAGGCAATAGGAACACGGGAATTTGCTGAAAAATACGGCGTGACGCAAGCTACAGTTTCCAAGTGGTGCAGGGAAGGTAAAATTCCAAACTGCAATCAAGATGGAAAAGGATCGCCATGGCATATTCCCAAGGATGCAGTCCCACCAGTTGGATATAAGCGAAGGAAAAAGTGGTATTGTAAAGGAGCAACTTATGGACAAAGAATTATTCAATCCACAATCTTCTTCCGTAAGTTCCTCCCGAATCATTTACACCCCATCAACCTTTGCCAGAACGTCCTTGCTCCATCTGCAGGAGGTCGGCTCTTTGCAGGCCATTCATCCGCATACGTCCCAGAGATCGGATCTGGTGTCGTTCCTTTGCTTTATTGTTCTGTTTGGCAAGGGAGAACTTTCCTATGAGGAGCAAACATATCAGCTGAGCGAGGGAGACTGTGTGTTCATTGACTGTCGGAAAGCGTACAGCCATTCTACTTCCGATAATCTCTGGTCGCTCCAGTGGTGTCACTTCTATGCACCGTCTCTTCCAGCTGTGTATGAGAAGTACAAAGAGCGTGGCGGTCGGCCAGTGTTCCACCCAGATGACCTAGCTTCTTTTACATCAATCCTGACAGACCTTTATGACCTCGCTTCTTCGGCTGATTACATACGAGATATGCGGATCAATGAGAAACTGGGAACTTTGCTCACCTTATTGATGGAGCAGTCCTGGCATCCGGAGAGCGTAACGGTGAGCCGGAAGAGGATGGAACTGGCAGCCGTGAAGGAGTATTTGGATGAGCATTATACGGAGAAGCTTACATTGGATGATTTGGCAGAAAAGTTCTTTATCAATAAGTTCTACTTATCCAAAATCTTCAAGGAGACTTACGGAACAACGGTCAACAACTATCTGATCTCAAAGCGGATCACCAGAGCCAAGCAGTTGCTTCGCTTCACAGATATGACTGTGGATGAAGTTGGTGCTGCGGTCGGCATGGGAGATGCAAACTATTTTAGTCGTATGTTCCGTAAGGTGGAAGGCAGCAGTCCAAGAGAATATCGAAAACAGTGGTGACACAGGGAAGAACACCCTGTGTTTTCCTTAAAAACATATAGTTTGAAACGAAAATAAAGAAAGAGGTACAACAATGGATACAAAACAGACAAAGCCAATAATACTCAAGGTCCCGGCATTTGAAGATTTTCGTGGTTACTTAGCTGTGCCATACGACAAGTCGGTGGACTTCAAAATCTGTCAGATCAACCAGGGATACAGTAAGAAAGCGTTCACGCTGCGTGGTCTGCATTTTCAGGAAGGGGAACACGCCCAGGCGAAGCTGGTGTCCTGCTTGCATGGCTCAATCTTTAATGTGGCTGTGGATCTGCGCCCAGGAGAAACCTTCGGTCACGCATACAGTGCGGTGTTGTCGTTTGAAAACCGGAAGCAGATGTATATTTCGCAGAAGGGGAGAGTCCTGATCCACCGTTTATCTGCTTCCTGTATCCGAAAGCCGAGAATTTCGGTGCGGATAACCTTGTGTACCACCATTTCAACCGGCTGGACATTGAGGTCTACACCGATTACAAAGACCCGGATATGGAAGCAAATATTGAAGAAGTCCTGACCGCACACGAACTCTACTATGAGAAAAGCGAGGTCTGGATCGAAACCGAAAAAATGTATGAAGTCCTGTATGAGCTGACCGTGTGATGCTCATGCGGGATATTTTTATGGGAGGAACACTATGTCGAAGAAAAGCAATAAGGTCAAATTTGGCCTGAAAAACTGCCATTATGCCAAGGCAACCTTTGACGAAGATGGCAGTGTCACCTATGCAAAGCCGGTCCGCATCCCCGGTGCAGTCAGTCTTTCTATGGATGCCAATGGCGAGATTGAACCGTTCTATGCAGACAACATCGCCTACTATGTCGTGAATAACAACTCCGGCTACGAGGGTGATCTGGAGATCGCGCTGATCCCGGAGAGCTTCCTCACGGACATCATGCACGAGGAGCTGGATGGCAACGGCGTGCTTGCTGAGAACGCCAATGTGGAACTGGAACATTTCGCCTTCCTGTTCGAGTTCGATGGTGACCAGCGTCACATCCACCATGTGCTGTACAACTGTGTGGCAAGCCGTCCGTCCATCGAGGGTGAGACCAACGAGGACAGCAAGGAAGTCAAGACGGACACCCTGAACCTGCAGGCAACCCCTCTTGCAAACGGTTATGTCAAGGCAAAGACCGGCACCAACACCACCGATGATGTCTATAACAAGTGGTACGATGCGGTCTACGAGCCGCAGGCGGAAGCTGTGGACACCGAAGACACCGGTCATACCGAGGAGCCGCAGGGCTAAGTGACCGACACACACTGCAGGGCTTCGGCTCTGCTTACATTATTATAAAGAGGTATATGATTATGAAGAAGATTTTTCCTTTGTTCGCAGTGATTATCGTTCTGGTGCTGGCTGTCTGCTCGTTCCACATCATCCCCACCGGATACACGGGCGTGAAGACCAGCTTTGGCCAGATCCAGGAGACCACCATCCAGAGCGGCAAGCTCAACTTCTGCATTCCCTTTGTGCAGAGTATCCACAAGGTCAACAACAAGCAGCAGGATAAGCATATCGAAGCACAGGTCTGGGGCGAAGCCTCCGACAAGACCCCTGTGTATGCCGCTGATGTCATCGTGACCTATCAGGTGCTTCCTGAAAAGAGTGCATGGCTGTATGCGAATGTGTCCGACATCAAGAATCTGGTCGGTGACGAGCTAGTAGCATCGGCAATCAAGTCTGCAATGGCTGAACTTGGCCCTAATGAGGTGACCAACCGCACCAAGATTGAACCTCTGGCACAGCAGAAGCTGGCAGAGTCCCTTGTGCAGAAATATGGTGAGGACGTTGTGTTCGTGAATAAGGTCGTCATCAATGACATGAATTTCGAGGATGCCTATAACGAAGCCATCCAGCAGAAGTCCATTGCACAGCAGAATGCAGATAAGCAGAAGATCGAGAATGAAGCCGCCATTGCCAAGGCAGAAGCGGATAAGCAGGTGGCGATCACCAATGCAGAGGCGGAAGCCCAGAAAACTTCCATTGCCGCAGATGCACAGGCAGAGGCAAACCGCAAACTGGCAGAAAGCCTGTCCGATACGCTGATTGATTACCAGAAGATCCAGAAGTGGGATGGAAAGCTGCCCACTGTGAGCGGCAGTAATTCACTGGTGAGCATTGACCCGGCAGAATAATAGAAGAACAGACACACGGCAGGGCTTCGGCTCTGCCAATTTTACATGAAATTTTGGAGGATTACGATTATGGCAGTTACAAAGAAAATCGAGATCGATGGCAAGGAAGTTACCTTTAAGGCAAGTGCCGCTGTACCCCGCCTGTACCGCATCAAGTTTGGCCGTGACATTTACAAGGACCTGCGTCAGCTGGAAAAGAGCGTAGGAGAGAACGATGAGGACAATTCCAACCTTGATCTGTTCAGTCTGGAGATGTTCGAGGACCTGGCATGGCTGATGGCCCGCCATGCGGACCCCGCGAATGTGCCGGACAGCCCAGAGGAGTTCCTGGACCAGTTCAACACCTTCTCCATCTACCAGATTCTGCCCCAGCTGATCGAACTGTGGGGTCTGAATGTGCAGACCGAGGTGGAATCCAGAAAAAACCTCGCAAAAGTGAGCGGGAAATGACCACCCCGCTCTTTCTGCTGCGCTGTGTACAGCTCGGTATCAGCATCGCCGACCTCGACCTGCTGACCATCGGGTTGGTCAATGATATGTTCACAGAACGGCAGAATGACGACTATCCCTACAAAGAGCTGGCCTCGCAGGAGGATTTCGACCGGTTCTAAAGCAAAAACCAGACGACCGTGCTTATATTGTGAACGAAATAAGCACAATCGTCTGGTGATAGGTATAAAAAATCCCACTCAGCCATGTGACTGAGTGGGATATATGCTGTCACTATTCGATTTCCACGTCCTCAAAACCGACAAGGTCAGCTTCAGTGATGCCAAGGCGACGAAGCATTTCCTCTTCAGAGATTAAGTAAGATTCAGGCTGTTTTAGAGAGGTGTTTGTTTTCATGGTATCTTCAAAGATGTTGCGGAGATAATCGGGTCCTTCCATCCAGAGTCCGGTGGAATAGTCAAATAGCATTTTGTATGCGGGAGAGGTTACAAAGCGAAAAAATACGTCGTTGAAGGAAACACCGGTATCATTACAGTAGTCTGTGAGCATAGTGCGCATAACGAGTACGGCGCACATTTCGCGTTGTGAATCGTCGATGACAACCTCGTTCATAAAACCACCTCCTAGTAATTATCTTTTATGCAGTCTTTTTGGAAGTGCAGTAGTCATAAAGACTCAGCAGATAATCAGAGCCTTCTTTCCAAATCTCTGTGTCAAAATCAAAGAGGGCTTCATACGCACGAGAACTTGTGAAACGAAGAAGAGCTTCCTCGTAAGAAATCTTTTCTCGTGCTGCAAGGGTTTCTACAGCTTCGCGCATCGCAATTACTGCGCAGCATTCCTTTTGAGAATCTGTAGATTTATAGTTTATAGCATTATCACAATTTGATGTCACCATAGCGGTCACTCCTTATAAATTCAAGATGCTCGACGGCATCCTGAGTTCTGAAACAAAACTGATCCTTGAGACGGTTCGGTAAAAGTTTTTCAATCGTTTCTTTGTCTGCTTTTGGAGTCCCAGGCTCACCAGCACCTTCACCGCTGATATAAATCTGAAGGGTACGGGCTGTTTGATCGTCGGCAATCTTTCCACCGATGATATCAATTACGCTGTATTTTTTCAGAAGCTGAGGAAAGAGGTCTTTCTTTCGATTGGCCGCTACAAAATGCAGCCATTCGATACTGGGTTCTTGAAAAAAGTAAGCGAGAATGTTTGGGTCATAGTGAAATTTGTAGACGGATATTTGTCCGTCAGCTGGATCAAAGTCTTTTGGAACAGCACCGATGTGTTTTGCTTTGCGAACAGAAAGCTGAACATAGCTATATGCTTGTTCATAAGATGAGGTTAAGTAGAAACCACGACCAAAATCGAGACCACCCATACAGCGGCTTAAGTCGATGTCAGGAATACTGACATAACTTCCGTGGTAGAGCAGCATTCCATCTTCAAGTCCTATCATACGGTAACACCTCGATTCTTGAGCAGGGTTTCAACATCATGCAAAGCACATTCGTAGCTATTCAAATGAAGAATGTCATAGCAGTCAGCGATAAATCCGAGAATGTCGTATTTCTTAAACAGTTCTGCGCAGTCGCTGGGAGACATTTTCCATTTGGATTGAGCCATCCGAAAGACCCAGCACTGCATATCGGCAATGTCAATATTATATCCACTCATAGAGCATACCTCCTTTGAGTACAATTTCTCAATTTAAGTATAGCTCTTTTTCTGTCGCTTAGCAACGACAGAATTGTAAATTTCAGATTATTTTCTGCCTGTCTGCTCTGTGCAGATGGGCTTTTTTCATGCCTGCAAGGAGGTGGTTACGCAAATGGCATCCAGAATCCAGGGCATCACCGTTGAGATCGGCGGCGATACCACAAAGCTCTCCAAAGCACTGGAAAGTGTAAACAAATCAATCAAGGGGACGCAGTCCGGACTGAAGGATGTCAACAAACTCCTGAAACTGGACCCCTCCAATACAGAACTGGTTGTCCAGAAGCAGAAGATGCTCAAGGATGCCATTGAAGCAACTAAGGAAAAGCTGGCAACTTTGAAAACTGCCGCACAGCAGGCCAATGAGCAGCTTGCCAACGGTGAGATCACCCAGCAGCAGTACGATGCCCTCCAGCGTGAGATCGTGGAGACCGAACAGAATCTGCGATCTTTACAGGACCAGGCGGCTACTACCAATGCGACACTTGCTAAGATCGATGAAGCCGGAGAAAAGCTCCAGAACATTGGATCTTCTGTGGAGAATGTCGGTAAGAAGTTCCTGCCGGTGCCTGCCGCTGTAACGGGTCTTGGCACTGCCGCAGTGAAGACCGCAGCCGACTTCGATTCCGAGATGAGCAAGGTTTCTGCCATTTCCGGTGCGACCGGGGATGACTTCGACCAGCTTCGTGCAAAAGCCCGTGAAATGGGTGCAAAGACAAAGTTCTCCGCATCCGAGGCGGCCTCGGCGATGGAGTACATGGCCATGGCCGGATGGAAAACGGGGGACATGCTGAACGGCATCGAGGGTATCATGAATCTTGCGGCGGCTTCGGGTGAAGACCTCGCCACGACTTCGGATATCGTCACCGATGCCCTTACCGCGTTCGGCTTATCCGCTGCGGATTCCGGGCATTTTGCAGATATCCTTGCAGCCGCTTCCTCTAATGCGAACACAAATGTCTCCATGATGGGCGAGACGTTCAAGTACTGTGCGCCTATCGCCGGTGCGCTGGGATTCTCGGCAGAGGATACCGCAGAAGCCATCGGTCTGATGGCAAACAGTGGTATCAAGGCTTCACAGGCTGGTACTTCCCTTCGTACCATCATGAACAACCTTTCCGGTGAAGTGACCTTTGTGGGTAAAAACATCGGAGAGGTCACGATTGCGACCAGCAATGCAGATGGCAGCATGAGAAGCTTGAATGACATCCTTGCGGACTGCCGTGTGGCGTTCTCCGGGCTTTCGGAATCTGAGAAGGCCGCCAACGCAGAGGCACTGGTTGGCAAGAATGCCATGTCCGGCTTCCTTGCCCTGATGAATTCCAGCGAGACGGACATCAACAAACTGCGTGGTGCCATTGAAAACTGCGATGGTGCATCCGAGAGCATGGCAGAGACCATGCAGGACAATTTAAATGGTCAGCTCACCATCCTGAAATCTCAGCTGGAGGAGCTGGCTATTTCTTTTGGCGATATCCTGATGAAACAAACAGCTGTGAGATTAAGTGTGTGGCCTTTTCCAGAATGATCTATCGAGATGCGCATTGGAATATGAAGAGATCATACCGTTTGGCCGGAAAGTCATTCCTGGAACAGAACCTTGTGAGTTTTCCAATTTCAGATGCGATTCCGATAGAAAACGGAAAAATGCTAGACGAGGCTGTAAGCCCCACAGTTGCCCCACGTCGGGCAGAAGCCAGCCCATCGCAAAACATCCCAGTTCGGCAGTAAAAGCCGATAGAGGGGCTGTCTGAGGGGCGTGTGGGCAAGGCGGCAGAGAGACGGGAATTAAGCTGCCAGCTTGGTTAGAATCCAACTTGCTACGGGCTTCGCAGCCAGCAGGAAGGGAAACGCCGGGGCAGAGAAATAAGTGATTTTTCTCACTTATCTCAATAAAAAAGTGATTATAATCACTCATAGAAAAAGGGCAAATAAGTGAGTTTTTCTGTCACCCATGATAATTACATAAAACGAAATAGGTGAACATAATCACTTATGAACCCAGAAAAGTGAATAAAATCACTTATAAGCGAAAAAGTGAGCTTTTTGAAAATTAAATAGAAAAATGAATCTCTTGGAGCTACTGATCTGACGGTCGGTAGCTCTTTTCTTTTTGCCTAAAAATGAACGGAAAAATCGAAAATGTACCTACATAAGACGAAAAATGGACATTATACTCCACCCTGTTGCTATTTTTCCGGCGAATTAGAGGTGGTGGAATGTCTACCTCAAACTTTCAGTGGCGGCATGATGGTCTACGGTGGAGTATAAAACTCATGCAAAATACCCCTACTGCGAGCCTGTTTTATTGCAGAGCAAGGTAGTGACATGATACCTTCATTTTTCCGAAGAATTAGA